CACAAGATAAGCCATGGAAAATACACCGCATTCTGTGTTCTGGTACTGATGACGATAAGTATTGTATTCCAATTTAAAGGGTTTATTTGGTGTATCTTCCTCTGCTTTCTTACGAAGCATCTTCATATACATGTCTACTTCTTTGGGAGGAGGATTTGGGACACTGTTGTAGTAATATGCCCCATACGAAGGCGAACGCGGATCCAATACAATAAATAGCGCCGTCCAATGTGATCCGGGTTCATCGTGATGATCCATATTGATGACCATTCCAGCATATTTATAGCCTTTGCTTCTCAACTTTTTAAAGTTAATATTACAGGTTTCCACATGAAGACATTGCCCGAAAAATCCAGTCTTTACCGCAAAATCAACTGGAAAAACCCCAATAAATTTAAATTTGTATTGCGGATCATCTTCGTATTGGAACATAGCATCTTCTATGTCAAAATTACTAAGCCATTCGTAGGGATTCTTATTCCATTCTTTCGGCGCCACAGGTCGCAACTTCTTTTTAATAGGGTCTGTTGATTTCGCTAAATGATCTACCCAACAAGCTTCGCGTTCTCCACCTTTGCATTTCTGTTGCATTCGTTCATTGATGGCAGACCATAACTTATTTTTACTCAACTTCTCAATATGTTCAATCGGGTTTGTTTTATCACTCTTGTTCCATGCTTCTGCCAGACGAACAAGTGCTTCTTTATCAAAACAGGTTCGGTCCCTCTTGAATGTATTGTTCGCAATCGGTGAGCATACAGACATAAAATGGAGTAGGTGGTTTTTCTTACAAATTGAGTATATAAATTTGTTGCGAGGCACAAGAAAAATTGATATGGGTCATAAGAAGATTTATATATTGAATTGAATACCAGTCCTGATAACATTTGTATAGTTATTGGAATTATATAGTGCTTTCAGTGCGAAAATATAATATAAAAATTAACCGAAGTTAATAACCAGAGAGAAAACAGAATGAACTCCATTGATGATTTTCATAAATATTTACAACAATTTAGAATTAAAAAAGGACAACCCTATACACATACCAGTATTTCTAAAGTCGGGGGGCCTTCTGGACTGAGTTTGAATATTCCAAATGAAAAATTGGATGAATTCTTTGAAAATTATACACGAGTTATGATGCGAGGTTCGCCTCTCCATCTAACGGAGAAACCGCTGAACCCGAGTCTTATGCGCGTGGATCTTGATTTCCGGTTTATGCCGATCCGGGGATCCTCTGATACGAACAGCGATGAAGGATCCTCTCTTGACGAGACGAGTTCTGCGAATAAGAAAACGGAAACGGATCAAGAAACACATGTAGCCGTTCCGCGTATGTACAAAGAGGAAAATATTGAAAAAATTCTATTGGCTTACTTTGAAATCTTGGCCGAGTTTCTTCATGTGAAAGACGACACCTTGATTGCCTATGTACTTGAAAAGGCAGAGCCGATTATTAAGGGGGGCAAAATCAAGGATGGCATTCATATTCTATGGCCGGAGATTATCGTTCAAAATAGCTTTCAACATCTTGTGCGAAAAAGGATTCTGGATCAGGCGGAGAATATCTTTGAGGGACTAAAAGTATGTAATACATACGACAATATTGTAGACGAAGCAATTATTGATAAAAACAATTGGCAAATTTATGGCAGTAGCAAGCCAGACTGTAAGTCCTATACGGCCACGAGGGTGTATAAATATAACAAATATACACAAGCGCTTATTAAATGTGCTACGCCTACCCCGAGCGAGGAATTGGGGTTGGTCAAAAGGTTGTCCATGCGGGTAGAACACGAACCGTGTCTGTTCTATACCGAAAAAGAGAAAGAGTTCAATGACTATGTTCTACATATTATGCCTACGATGGACGAAAAACGAAAACAAAAAATCAATTCGCAGATCTTTGGAAATTCCATCAATCCGGCAAGAGCAGTTCTTGAAAATACCGACGAGCGCGAGTTGGCAAAGAGGCTGGTTATGGAATGTCTTTCGCATCAACGAGCCGAAAACTATGAGGATTGGATCAAATTGGGGTGGACGCTGCGCAACATTGATTATGATCTTCTGGAGACATGGACAGAGTTCTCGCGACTTTCTCCGAAGTATATTGAGGGTGAATGTCAAAGATGTTGGGATAGAATGTGTTCGGATACACTTGGTATGGGCACCTTGCGATGGTGGGCGCGCAAAGATAATCCGCAACAGTACAATCATATCATTGAGGGGAATGTGCTTACATTGATTGATAAATGTGCTGGAAGCAAGGGAGCTCCTTACGATGTAGCTGAAGTGGTTTATACGATGTACAAGGACAAGTTTCGTCATACGACTAAAGACATCTGGTTTACCTACAAGGACGATAAGCATCGTTGGGTAAGAACGACCCAGGGTATTATCTTGCGCAACATTCTATCTACCAAAGTATGTACGAAATTCTCCGAGAGGGCGAATTATTGGAATATGGAATTGGCAAAGACGGATAAAATCAACAGCGATGCTGTGGAGAAGAGTTCGCAATTAAAGAAGATATTTCTTGATCTTAAAAAGACTTCTTACAAGAGCAATGTGATGAAGGAATGTGAGTGTTTCTTTACAGATGAACGATTTGAAGATTTGCTTGATTCTCGTCCGCATTTGTTGGGATTTGAGAACGGTGTATATGATCTACGAATGCACGAATTCCGCGATGGAAGTCCGGATGACTATATTACTTATTCTACTGGAAGACACTATATTCCGTTTAATGCCCGAAGTGATGAGGCAGTAGAGATTGATCATTTTCTATCACAAATCTTTACAAATCCTGTCGTATGCCGATATATCAAGGATATGTTTACTTGTATGTTGGACGGCAGTGTGAGGCAAGAAAAATTCTATATTTTCAATGGGTCTGGATGCCATGCGCCTGGTACACCTATCATGTTGTATGATGGTCGCCTCAAAATGGTGGAGGACATTGAAGTAGGCGACGTACTGATGGGTGACGACAATACACCTCGTAATGTTCTTGAGCTATTCCGGGGTGAAGACGAAATGTATAAAATTATACCCATCAAAGGAGACCCTTTCGTGGTAAATAAAGAACATAAAATTAGTCTGAAAGTCACTCTTTCCTCATGTCCGAGGATTATTACGAGAAAAAACAAGATTTATGTTAGATGGCTTGAACAAATATTCTATACACTAGAAGATGGTAGTTTAGTAAAGCAACGAGAGAAGAATTTTACAACAAAAGAGATAGCTAACAAATTTATAGAGTGTCTTAATACACAGAAAGATGTGTTAAAAATGGACGATGTAATAGATGTACAAGTAAAGAATTATATCACATATAAAATGAGTAACTTTAATCTATATCTATTCAAAACTGGTGTGGAGTTTGGGGAAAAGCAAATTAATATGGATCCATATATACTGGGGGTATGGCTGGGAGATGGTACATCACGAAGACCTGATATCACAACGATGGACGAGGAAATCGTAAAATATTTCCAAGAAAATATTCCAGAAAATCATTGTTTCAATAAAAAAGAGGATAGGGGTAAAGCGTCAACCTATAGTATTACATTTACAGGGAAACGAGAACGATATGCTTGTCAAAATGAAATACTTTCTGCATTACGACACTATAATCTTATTATGAACAAACATATTCCATATGATTACAAATGTAATAGTCGTGATGTACGCCTGAAGGTATTGGCCGGCATTATTGATACGGACGGAAATTATCAAGCAAGTTGTAATCAATATGGGATCATACAGAAAAACAAAAAACTAATGGAAGACATTGTATATCTGGTTCGCTCACTCGGGTTGGCATGCTATATGAAAGAGATACAATGTACATGTACAAATGCTAAAAATGGACCCGTTACTGGAACATATTATCGTATCCAAATCTACGGAAAAGGGATTGAAGAAATTCCTTGCCTTCTACCACGAAAGAAGGCAGTGCCTCGTACTAAGTTGAAAAATGCTCTTCTAAACAACTTCAAACTGGAATGTATAGGAGAGGGCAACTATTACGGCATGAAAGTGGATAGCAATCACCGCTATCTAATGGGAGATTTTACAGTAACTTCGAATTCGAACGGCAAATCAGTGCTTCTTAACTTCGTACAGAAGGCATTCGGCGAGTATTACTGTATTCTTCCCGTTGCTCTTCTTACACAAAAACGAACCCAGTCCAATAGCGCTCAGTCAGAATTGGAGCGCACCAAAGGACGTCGTCTTACCGTCATGCAGGAACCAGGTGATGGAGAAAAACTAAATATTGGGTTGATGAAGGAACTTACAGGAGGCGATCGTATCCTTACACGAGGGTTGTTCAAAGAACCGATTGAATTCAAACCACAGTTCAAGATGGTAATGACTTGTAATGATTTACCAGAAGTATCAAGCGATGACGGAGGTACTTGGAGGCGTATTCGTGTGATTCAATTTACCAGCAAATTTACAGAAAGACCAGACCCTAAAAAGATGAACGAATTCAAAGCGGATCCAGATCTAATGCACAAATTTGATCGTTGGGCAGATACATTCATCTCTATGCTGATTGATCATCACAAGCATATTGATGTGACAAATATTAATGAACCAGTAGATGTGACAAAAGCCACCGATAAGTATCGCTTCGTGAATGATAGCATTGGACAGTTTAGCAATGAGCGTATGGTATTGGATAAAACATCCAACGAGCGTGTTCTCATTACAAAAATTTACGCAGAATACAAGGCGTGGGCAAACCAAACACTTAACCGAAGCAAGAAAATTCCAGATCGCAACCAGTTTATGGTATATATGGAAAATACCTTTGGCCCTTATCCAAACGACAACAAAGGATGGCGTAATATTCATATGATTGGAAACAACGACGGCGACAGTGAGGACGAAACAGAATAAATCATGAAATTATGAATGAGTAATTAATTTTTATTAATTTTTCATTTTTTAATTATTACATAGATCTAAAAATTTGACTGGATAAAGAATATAAACAAAAGAGTAGAAGCCTATATTAAGATCAACAGCAATCACATCAATAGCGATATGGAGGCGACGAATATTGATACCATCATTGAAAATGTAACAGACATGCTCATCATTCGAGGGGATGATATAAGCGAGTTTTCAGAGCATACCTATCTTACACCAAGTCATATGTTCAAAACACACCAGTTGATATTTCATACAAACCGCACCGCTGTTATATTTATTCCTCGGGCGACCATTACCGGAACTGTCAAGAGCAGTATGTTTAAGGACTTTAAAGATGCGAAAGAAAATAGGGATCCTGAACAAATCATTTCCGTACTGTCACAGAGTGAAGATCCGGATCATGTAGAACGAAATGTATCTTCAGTAATCTTTGTATTTGACGAAGATCCTCAATCGCATAACCGTAAAATTATAGCAGATGCGGACAAAGTACTACAAACGGTTGGTGGGATAGCTCAATACTTTACCTATAACGATTTGATGTACAACCCGACAAAACATATCTATGTTCCCCTACATGAAAAACTTGACGAAAGCAATATCAAATCCTTGTTTGAGACCTATCAGCTGAAATCAAAATCACAGCTGCCTGTAATTCTTCGTACAGATATCATCGCGCGATGGTTAGGTTTGAAGCACGGTGATATAGTAAAAATTACGCGAAATAATCCATCATCGGGTGTATATTATTTCTACCGATGCTGTGTATAAAAATATATATATTTCCATACTTAATAATATGAAATAGTTATTTTTTGGTTAAAATGGTATACTATTTTAAGTATTCAATAAATAGATTCTTGTACAAATGAATTATCTCTTTTTGTTGTAGAGATAAGTA